TCAATGATAAGACATTTGTCTAATCTGGATAACATTGTAGTTTTACCGATTTTAGGAGGGCCATACATTAATAGCGTACTTGGATTTTGAGAAACAGCTTTTCTCTTTGCTACTTTTAGTACCATTTTGCTCCGTTTCTGAATTATCAAGAGTCTCACTTATGTTCTCCTCATGTTGCTGTATACGGTGTATACCACCTGTCTTCACACGAGAGTTACGAACCCAGTTATTGACTCTTGATAAATTCAATTTTGTTAAATAACGACTATATAATCTACAACAATTACTTTGGTTTTCCAAGCACTAAAGCTGGAAATGTAAAGAAAAATTGTTTAGGGCAATCTTCATCATTTAACGTTTTCTTTATAGTGTTAGCTATAAAAGCTCCACTCATGTTAGAACAGTAGGAAGTCGCTTTAGCATTGCATGGCTCATCTTCAGCCATTACATCGGGATACCATGTTTTCTTATATTCCTTAAGAGTTGGTTTCCTAAATGTAAACTGATGATATTCCTCCGCACCCATACGGCCATCTATTAAAAGATAAGGTTTATTTTTACCTTTCATAGATTCCTCCGCGGCTTCTAAGCGACTATCCATACTGTCAAACCCTAAAACTACTATGTCACCTTCTCCTATGGGCTTAATGAACTCGGTAAATCTACCGTATTGTTCATGAACACGTACTTCTGGGTTTATGTTTTCTAAATGTTCACGTAATGCTACTACTTTAGGTTTTTGTATATCCTTATATATGTAGTGGCTTACACCAACATTTTGTATCTCAACTTTATCTAAGTCATACAATACAAATTGCATTGCACCCATTCTTGCTAGTTGAGTAGCTGCGGAACTACCAATAGCCCCGCAACCAAGAATGTGAAAGATTTTATCATCAAAATCATTGACTAAATGCAAGCTTCTTTCATTAATTCGCATTTTGAACACTTCCTTTCTGTATATTTTCAAACATATCATGTGCATGTAGATATAGTAATTCATTTTCTATATCAGTCCTATTACCTTTTGATATACTTGGCAATACTCTAACATTATATTGTTGCAGTTTTTCGTTAATGCTTTTTATGCCTTTACGAAAACCTTTTAGTTTTATAGAACCATCAGTTAAATTATCAGATAATTTATCCATTTCTTCTACGCATACTTCAAACAATTTACTAGGAACGCCTGTTAACTCAAGTTCATCTACATCATCCCATAAATCATAAGTATAGCCATAATTATAGCCATACCCATACCCATGTGAAGGTCTTTGTTTATTTTGAGGCCATAATGTACCTTGAGTTCCTTTGCCACCATAGGTTATAACAGATGAAGTTTCTTTACTGCATAATGCTTTAACTTCTTTATCTATTACATCATTGGTTTCATGCTCTTCTTGAAGGAAGTTTAATTCTACATTTTCTTCGTGTAGAAATGGTTTAAAGAATTGAATACGTAATTTATATTCTCTCTTTAAATTAACTACTAAAGATAATGTCCAGTCATCAGCAGGATGGCTTAATATAGTAGCATCGTCAGTACCTGACCAAAATGCTCCCATTGTATGATGACTATGCCACCAACAATGTCTTACATTATTACCATGTTTACCTATCATTTTAGAATAATGAACTGCTAGTTGTCCACCATCAAGCTCACAATTACTAGCTGATATTTCTTGTTTAAGAATTACAGGGTCTTCTAATATATAATCACCATCTGTATCTTCTAAAACAACTAGCTGACCACCTATTTCAGACGTAAATTGTCTATAAGCTGATTCAGCATATGCTATGACTTTATCGAAGTTCTCACGTGATATGTAGAACTTTTTGTTTTTATTTTGTTCAGGTTTAGTTGCCATATCTAACACCTTCCTCTCTCCCGTTAAGGAATTTATTATATGTCCAATGCTCATCTCTACTTGGTATATATCTTTGTGCATATAACCAAGAATAATGATTATTTTCTATATCGTTATTTGTTAATTTACTAATAGCTTCTTCAAAGGTCATGCCTTCAGTTTGTAATGCTAGCTCTTCATACATTTGCGAATTATCACGATATACTTTATTTAATGTCCAACCACGTGAAAACATTTCATATATTAATACGATGTTATCTTCAGTGGGACCTGTTAATATAAAATTATCTATAATTTCGCGATAATCTTTAAAGTCCCTAACACTCATATTTTCGCCAAAGACACGTTCTATACTTCTACGATTGAATCTCTCTATAGTTTTAAAGTAATACATATCAGCAAACATTTCATATATCTTACTAGTATCTACTTCATCAGATAAATGCATACATAATTTATTATGTGCTTGAAGCCAACTAGCATCAGCTACATCTGCCCATGATGTTTTATCCATATTTAGCTTTGCATATATTTTACATGTGTCTAATATAGCGCATCCATTACAAAATTTGTCAAGAAAGCTTAATTTCTCATCTTTCTTAGCATGTTTTATATATTTATGACAAGCATGATTACTTCCTGATATATGAGCTCGTACATTTGCATCCCATTTTTCTCTTACACCAAATGTTACTTTATTTAAAGTATTGAGTGGAGATGTGACACCTACTGAGAATGAATTAGCCCATATATTAAGATACATTTTAAGCAATGTAATATTACCTTGGAATATAGCTCCATATATATCAGTACTTAATTCACCTAAACATATATTACCATTACCATACGTGTTGAAATGATTTATCATATTAGTTCCACCATATCTATCACTAGTATATATAAATGGATGTTCTATTCCATACATATATGGAAATTTATGAGCTACTGTACCAACATATTCAGTTTTAACTAGATGTTGACCTTTATTTATTCTACGATGATTTGTAACCAATGTTACTAAATCTGTTGTAAAACATACTATTAATTTACCATAAGGTAATTCAGCATATTGTTTAGTCATAGCAGAGTTAGTTACATTTATTTTAACATCTTCTAATAATATTCTAATATTGATAAACCATTTACCTGGATTAGATTCTCCAAAATGGTCGTATTTAATATCATTAGCGTGGTCCAAGCTTTCATACATAATAGTATTCCATACTCCAGTAATTTCATTATTTTCATTAATTTCAGGATATAATCTACCAACTCTATCAGTGTTAGTATCATCATATGAACCAACATAACTTCTTAGTGTTCTACCGTAATGAGGAATAGGACTGATATCTATTTTAACATTATCATGTTCTGTTGTAAAATTATTTAACAATTCATATAATAATGCTTTAGCTTCATCTAAATCTTCATCAGTATAAAGCTCTGTTCCATCTTTTCTATAACGATATAGCATAGTATCAAGTTTATCTAATGAATCTTGAAAGTTTTGATATCGCCAGTTATTTCTTTCTAATAGCTTATGAATACTATTAGCTCCACGTCTTTTCTTCCAATGTGGATATAATATATTGTTAATATTATCTTTTATTTTATTATATGTCCCTGGTTGCCATCTAGCACTTCTAGTAGCTACTAAATCCATATCATATCTTTCATTAAAGCTAGCTAAGTTTCTTGAAAACTCAGCGAATCCTGATAATTGTTGATAATTTAAATGACTTAAATCTAAATCAGGGGTTTCTGGTTTTTTTGTAAAATCAAATGAATATTGCATTTTTATTTACTCCTTTTTATCTCAGGGGAGATTGTAGCACACGTCTCTTTGAGGTAAGGCTAAGTACCTCCCCTGATGTATTCTAGTATTAATCAAATAAGCTGATTAGGAATTTGAGGCGTGACCTTGTTGTGTTGCGGTATTTTCCATTGCTGGACCAACCGAATTGACATAAGCGTGCGTTTCTCTACCTAAAAGAACCTTATTTGTACCCAATGTGATAATTACTGATTACCACCTCTTTTATTACCTGCAACATGAACAACTCTATCATCTTCAGCAATTGGTGTTGCATCAGAAGAGTCAACATCATTTACACATATGTGACCTGATAATCCTAACTCTTCTCTTAATGCTCCAACTGTATTTGCTGCATTATTTTCTGTTGCTGCCATTACTACTCTTGTTGGTTGTAATGTCATTGTACCATTCATTAGTTGAATAGTTGTTTCTGTTGTAGTTACTACTGTTTCTGTAGCCATCTTTATTTACTCTCTTTCTCGCTTTTATGCGAACTGTGAGAACTCTTGTTCTCATGATTAATCAATAATATGCTAGACGCCATGTCTACCATATTCACGTGTTCTTGCTTTTTATTATATTTTAACTGTTCAAGTAATTTCTTACCTTTTTCAGTCAAACCATATAATTTCTCTGCCATACTTAATCCTCCTCTATTTGTATGTCAAATTTATCTATAAATAATAAATATGCTGCTATTTCAAAGAAATCATCATGACTGACTCCTTCAGCATTATCTATAATCATTAATGTCTTTTGTAAAGTTTTATTATTCATTTTATCAACTTTCTTCTTAAAGACGTGATATTGTTCCATTACACTTACTACTTTTTCCAAACTATCTCCTTCCTATGTTGTATTAACTAAGTAGCAGTTGTACTGATATATCACAAGTGGATATATTTGCGTGTTCAGCATACTGCTACTTAATTAATTGTTTAAATGATATTAATTAAGTAATTCCTGCAACTTCCAGCCAGGCAATATAAGATAATCCCGTTCGAATTATCTTACCATTAACAGTTCATTGTCAACGTCTCACCTATTATGAATAAAAAACAAAACACCAATAATGTTTTTATAGGAGAAACTATATTAAGAGTTTTTATACTATTACTTAATTAATTGTTTAATTGAGGTAGAGAGTCAGGTGCGCTACACTCTAATGAGCCGCGATTACACCTAACTCTCTTTTTCAGAGTATCAAAAGGGTAGTATGAAAGGAAATAACAACCTATAACTACCTGGCATTACTCACGTGGATGCTCTCTACTCTGTCAGTAAGTTATACAAATGGCCATAATATTACATCTAAGATACTTGGCTGGTATTTAACCACTCCTATCATTAAATATAATATGAAAATCCAGCCTATTAAATAAGTTAAATCTTCATCTGTCCATTGATTTTTAAAGTTAATCCACCATGATTTATGGCTACTTAATTTAATAGCATTATTTTCATCTATTTTTTGCCATACTTTTTTATTAAAATCTTTAGAAACTTTTAATGCTTTACCTTCTTCTTTTAAGATTTTATAATATTCTTCAAACCGTTTAACTTCTTCATCAGTTACTGGTCTAAACATCATAGTATTTTTATACTCTTCTTCTTCAGGTGGATAATCAGGTGACCAAAAATCATCACAATTACAATCCCCTGTATTTGCATATGTATTACATACATCAGTTTCATCACAAGATGATGTGTTATCTATTATGCAATCACTAACATCATGACCATTTTCCTGTAATTCTATTATTGCATCTTCCATAGATTCAGGAATATCATCAGATTCTGCTTGCAATTTACCATTTTTATAATACTTCCAAGCCATTTAATTAACCGCCTTTCTACGTATATTTCTAGCCTTTATACGTGCTATTTGTGCAGGGGTTCTACCATACTGTTTTAAATGGATATTCTTTTTCTTTCTATCCATTTTAGTTTGCTTACTGTTTCTCATAACGCTATTTCCTTATGCTATGGGGAGACATCAATGACATCTCCCCTGTTTATTTAATTATTCACTAATCATTTCATTATGTTTTGCTTTAGATAATTTTGAGAAATACTTCATTACTTTAACTGCAAAATCATTATCAACAAACCACATTAAGCCACAATGGTTTTCAGTATCAACATCTAACCAACCTGTTGCTAATTTATCATCAAATAATGGTCCATCTTTATCATTTTCATACTTATACATTAATGCTTGATTAAAAGAACCATAATCATTCTTTGATGTTTCGCTTCCACCCCACCATTTAAAATCAGGATTTTCATCGCTTCTATCAGCAATTTGTTGAATACGAGCAGTAATATCATCTAATGTTGTTGTTTCTGAACACCAATAAATAACTGATATCCATACACCAACATTAGTTTTACTAACAACATTACCATCATCTGATTCATTACATAATTGCCATATTTTAATTGGTACTTTTTTAAGATATAAATCACCTTTAAATTTAGCTTCTACCATTTTCTCAAGAGTTGAACCATATTTACCCCATTCAAATTCAGCAGCACCCATATAATCAGGTTTAATTATTTGTTCTATACCTTTTAAATCAACACCATTATTTACATCACCAAAAGGATTTTTATATCCGCTACCTTTAGATAATCTTTGAATTAACCAAGGCCTATTTATTTTCCAACTACTCATCTTACACCCCACTTTCTTTATTTTACGTGTTTATTATTACATTATTAAATCAAAATTTTAGACAGTTTAAAGTCATGTCTAGGACTATCAAGGAAGAGTATGGTTAATGTTCAACAATTATAATACATAGCATATAATTGTTTTTTGCTCTTTTTGTTAAAATAACTCTTAGGCTTATTAAACCTTGAGCTTGCCCAATTGACAAGCTCATATTTATACCTATAAGGACAATAACTAGATTTCCAAGTTCCATATTTATACATTATTACCACTCCAATTCATCATCTGCTTTAGATGACTTATTAAGAATAGTACTATAATTAGTTAAGACATTAGTTACTAATTCAGTATCACTATTTCTTCTTGTTTGTACTACATTTACAGCCCATAATATTAGTCTTGCTAAGTAATATTTTATCATTTTGTTTTTCCTTTTTATTTTGCAGTTATTAATACTCTTTATTTAAAAAAATTTTTTATCTATCACTTTAAATGTATAATTATAAAGACATTTCTATACTATATTTCCTACCAAATTAAGGGGTTTGTCTACTTAATAGACTTGGGCTTAATAGCTGACAATAGAAATGCCTTTATTAATGTAAACTCACAGCAATGTGTGTAGTATATAAAAAAATATAAGGCTGATTATATGTACTATCATAATCAACCTTATATCTAATGTTTTAATGCTTTTAAATTAGCAAGCAAATAAATCATCTAAATTAGCAGGATTACTAATAAATAACATATCTTTTATATTATCCATTCTATCCATAGCTCTTTGAGAATCTCTACTATCTAAATCAGCTCTTTTCAGAGAAACACCTGATTTATCAAATAAAGCTACTAATTTATCAAATTCAGCATCATCTAACACAGCATTTAAACCAATAACAATATTATTATCATTAGTTTTAGATTGCCAAGCATTTTCATAAATACCTAAATCCGAAACTGATTTAAATACTTCTTTGATTTCAGCTTTAACATTTGCATAAACATTAACCATTAATTTAATTACATTTTTCATTGTAATTTTCCTTTCATTATTCCAAAGCTTTTGAGTTAGTTGCTATGTCTGCTTTGGTTTTAGAGCATAGCGAAGTGTAAGTGGGCAACTTGGTGCACCGTCTTGAAAATTTTATACCAAGTTAGTTTCGATGAAAGTTCGCCAAGATATATCACCTGAACTTTCAACGAAAGTAAGTTGGTATAGCCCTTTTTTTCAAGCGGTGTGCCAACTTGTATATCTCGTGCACGCATTCTAAGGCAATTTTTTGAAAAGGCTTGTTTTCAACGTGTTTTTGTGGGAAACGCTGTATACAGTGGGGGGTTTTATATAGCTACTAGTAGTTGTATTTTTAATATAAACACGTTAATACTAGTATATAGTATACTATATATAACTACTACGTAGTAAAATAACCCAAAATGGTATATAAGTCAAGCTTTTTATTTTTTTCTTGTTTTATATATTATTTTATTATTATATTTATAAATGGTATTTTATGGCGATATAACGATAGATAGGGGTCATTGGTCGATTTTTAAGAAAAACGTCCGTAAAACACCTATTTTGGTCCTTAATAACGAATATAGCAACGTTGATGACCCACTGTTAAATACAGCAAAAGAAGTAGCTATTAAGGACATGGAGGAAGAAATCACGTATATTCACCCAGAACTAATAGAAGGAGATTAATTATGCCTTACGGAAAAGGGACATATGGAAATCAAGTAGGCAGACCTAAGAAAAAGGTTGCTAAGAAGAAAAAGAAGAAGAAGTGATTCCAGGCTGGATTAAGCTATTTATTGAATTATGGGCTTTTTTATCGGTATTAGCCGTGGTTTTAATGCTGATATACCTATTAGTTATAGAATGGAAGGATTAATGGGAGATATACAATTATTAACTTTAAGGGAGTGGTCACGTAAACATGGGGTAAATAACCCGTATTCTGATGAATATGACTATATTACGGCATATAAGCGCAATATTAGCCCTGATAGTAGTGGTAAATGGCCAAGATTGGACAATAATGACAAATAAGAAGAAATATACTAAAGAAGATATAAAAAAGGCTGCGAGCAACTTACAGCCATATGCTACCGAAATGGATAGTATATACAGCGAACTATTTGGTTCAGACCCTGCAGGGGACTATATTACCAATATCATGGGTAAAGAGACACATTATGGGATGCCTACATCTGGTTATAGTCCAGATAATCTATATTCAATGGGTTTGACTCAAGTAGACCCTATTAAGTATCAAGACTTCCTTGATGACTATAATGCTGTATTATTTAATGAAAAGACTCAAAAGCATCATAGAAGTGGCAGATTTCATCAAGTTAATAAGATTAATGAGTATATGCAGTCTCTTCCAGGGTATGAAGACTGGGATATGACTAAATTAGCTAATATAGAAGATGGCAAGTATACTGGATTTTCTAAACATGCAAAGGACCCTAGAACAGCTTTTATGTTAACACGTATGTTAATGTTTAAAGATAAAGAGAAAATACCTGTTAATCTAGATGAACAAGCATCTCAATGGGATAGATTGTGGAATCGCAACCCAGATGCTGGTACTCCTGAAGAATTTCTAAAAGTATATGATACATATAGAGCAACTGATAAAGTAGTAAATGAAACTGTAGATAACCATAAAAAGGTAAATGCGGCATTTGATATTAAAAAAGTAGTGGAAAGTCTCTTTGATTAAGGGTTATATGTATATAGAGGAAGATTATTGGGAATCTACGTATCCTTATTGGATTAACGATTAAGAATGTATATTATTAAGATTAAGCATAAAGGGGATAAGAAAGAGACACATTACCCCATTTACAAAGAAAAGGAAGCAAAAGAACGTGGAATTGATTATAAACAATGGAAAACTGCTGATATTGGAGAACATGCACTTACTGACGACAAGTATGTGGCCACAGTGCTTTCCCGTCGCGAGTATACTGATAATACAGGTCGTAAGAATATTTACATGAGATTCCCTTTTGGGTATACGTTTTTTAGCCCAAAGCATAAAACTAAGCCTTTAAACGCTAAAGGACGTAAAACTAATGTCACTATGACTGGAAAGTCTTATTTAGAGGTTCAGTCTAAACAGCAGAAGATGAAGGCGTTAGCTATGATGTTTGCTTTAAAACCTGATTATGACCAGGCTATAGAGTGGGCATTAGGTGAAATTAATGATTCTCAGAAACGTAAGTGGAAGAGGACAATGAAAACGGAGATATTTCAAGGTATGGTAAGAGAAGAACTAGGTAAAAGATTAACGGAGCACGGTCTAGATGAAGACTATACGTTAGATTTATTAAAGCAGGCTATTGAATTAGCTCAAGATAAGAAAGATATATCAAATCTTTTAAAAGCAGTAGATAACCTTCAGGATATGCATGGTATGAAAGAAAAGCATTTACTTAAGACTACTGATACAATTGAGGCCTTTTCTAGTGTAAAGCTTATAGATGAGCTAAAAGAAGAAGAAAAAGGATTAACGGTGCAACGAGTACAAATTGAGGAAAAAAAGGAAGATGTATCTGAAGAATGAATTTCGCGTCATCAGACAATACTAAAGTCAATATAGATATAAAGACTCCAAAGTTACCAGATAAAAAGACGATAACTACTCGTGACCCTGGAAGCATAACTGTTCCTCCGACTTTCTTTGATAACCTATTTACTGGAAGAATTGATACCCAAGGAGGCTTAGGTACATTAGAAACTGCTATTGGGGCTCCTGTAACAAAAGGTAAGTCTTTATTACAAATGGTCAAAGATATACCCCAAACTGTTAAGAATATCAAATCTAGTATAGTTGATGTAAAAAAAGGACTACTAGGAGCGTATACTAGATTAAAAGCAGGACATTATGGCAAGAATTTAAAAAAGCTAAAGGAAGTTAAGGCTGATATATTAGAGGATAAACTAGGGCAGCAAGGTCTTGACCGATTAAAATATACATTCGGAGATGAAGTTGGGGATATATTTAATAATGACCCTGATTTATATGATTTATGGCTTAAAGCTAGACTTGACCAACTTACTAAGCCAGGGAATCTAACATTTAGAACTAGATATACGGGAGATTTAGGAAACTATAATCCTTTTACTAATAAGATAAAGATTAATACAGGAAGAGGTGGTACAAGCAGCACTTTAAGACATGAAATACAACATGGTTTAAACGACCCTTATATTGATATGAATCATAAATGGGGACGTTTTCAGAATCCTCACACAGAGAACATTACACAACAGTATAGTAAAATCCATGACGCAAAAAAATTAAATAAGCTAGATGTAGATGACTTTGAATTGCTCGGAGACCCTTGGTATGCTGATTATTATAATCCAGATTTAGTAAGCAAGTATGGACAAGGACATTTAAGATATATGGATAATGCAGATGAGGTTTTAGGTCATGTAGCAGAATTAAAAGGCCCATTAAGTCGAATGCTGAAAATACCTCATTATGCTGATGAGTCTGGCAAGAGTACTAAAATTATGCTAGATGACTTATATCCTGGATTAGTTGATAATGAACTTACTAAGCTTTGGGGAGTAATTCCCGCAGCTTATATAGGCAAGACTATGCTAGATAAAGACGAATAATGGATTTTGAAGAAAAGTATGCTCAACTAGAAGCACTAAAGAAGATGCGGAAGAATATGGCACTATTTGGAAGATACTGCTTCCCGACAGCCCTCCGCAAACAAACACCACCGTTCCATCACGAGGTGTATTCTTCTTTAAAGGATGACGACACAAAAAGAGTGCTAATAGCTGCTCCTAGGGGAACGGCAAAGAGTACTGTTACCACTCTTATTTATCCATTATGGAGAACAGCATTTAAGTCGTCTAAAGAGGATTTATTTATAGTTATAGTATCTGAGTCACAAGCTCAGTCTATTAACTTCTTATCACGTATTAAATATCACTTGATACATTCAGAGAAGTTTAGAGGCATATTTGGTGATTTAGGTCCTAATACTGCAAGCAGGTGGACTAATACAGATGTATTGCTTGCTAATGGTACCAGGATAATAGCTGTAGGTACAGGACAAAGAGTCCGTGGTTTTATTGAAGGAGATACAAGGCCTAACCTAATTATAGTTGATGACTTTGAGTCAGAGCTTAATGCATATACTCCAGAGGCACGTGCCAAGAATAGAAAGTGGATGACAGAGGCGGTTATACCTTCATTATCCGATGATGGAAAGATATGTATGATTGGAACGGTAATATCAGAGGATTGTTTCTTATATTGGGCAAAAGATAGTAGTGCATGGAAAACATTATGGTATTCTATATGGGATGAAAACCAAAAGTCTATATGGCCAGAAAGGTTCCCAAAAGAGCGTATATTAGGAATTAAAGATGAATTTGCATCTGTAGGTAATTTGAACGGATTTTATCAGGAGTATATGAATATTGCTCAATCTCCTGATGATGCGCCATTTAAACCTGAGTGGATTAAGATGCATCATTACAAGTTTGAAAGAAGAGGAGGACAAGCATGTTTAATACAGGAGCTAGACGATGATGATGAAAAAATTATACCAGTTGATGTGTATAGTGGGGTTGACCCTGCTAGTTCTTTATCAAGGCGCGCTGACTTTTTTGTCATCGCTACCATTGCTGTTGATGGCGATAATAGAAAATATCTCATCGATTGTGTACAAAAGCGGATATCACCTGCAGAACAACCTAATGAGATTATATCTGTATATAAAAAATTCAGGCCTAAACGGATGAAAATAGAGACAGTTGGGTACCAAGAAGCGCTTAGGACTGCAACTAAACAACTAATGCAAGAGGAGAATTTATATATTCCAGGGCTGGAAAGAGGCGTTAAACCTAGAAATGCGAAATCAGAGCGCTTGCTCTCGCTGGTTCCTATCTTTGCAAAAGGAGATTTTTACTTTAGGCCTGAAGATTTAAGTGCCCAACAAGAGTTCTTGTCATACCCTAAAGGCAAGCATGATGATATTATGGATGCTGTATGGACTGCATTAGATGGGCATAGGGCATGTAGGGTTAAAAAATACGTCAAAGAGGACGATAAAAGCAACTTTATTAAAAAAATACTTGACTGGAAGGTAATGTAGGAGTTATATTACGCTTTATGGAGAAAAAGAAATCTACTAAATACGGAAAAATGACAGATAAACAAGCTGTCCAGAAGGTACATGATATCTGGCGTACGTATTCTAAGAAAAGAGATACGTGGGCACAGCATGTTCAGGAAGATAAAGAATTTAGACTAGGCAAGCAATGGACTGACGAGCAACGTAAAACATTACAAGCTCGTGGCCAAGCTCCAATAGTAGTTAATCGAATACACCCAGCGGTAGAAGCCGCGAAGGCTATGATTACAGCCAATAGACCGTCGTTTAGATGTGCTGCTCGAGAAGATTCAGATAACAAAGTAGCTCAAGTATTAAGCGCTTTATTATCATATATGTATGATATATCTGATGGGAGGAGCGTAATCAGGGAAGTTGTAGATGATTACTACGTAACTGGCTTGGGTTATATTCACGTATATCAAGACCCTATGATGGATATGGGTAAAGGCGAGGTACGCTTTCATAGCGTAGACCCTCTTGATGTCTATGTGGACCCTAACTCAAGGGACCGCTTTTTTGATGACGCCGAGAATATTATAATATCTCGGTTTTTTACACGTGACCAAGCCAAGAAATTATATCCCATGTATGAAAAGGCAATTAATAATGCCGAATCAGAACAATGGTCAGATAGACCAACTACTGAACGCGTAGATAATGGTCAAGTAATATTCCCAGAGGATACAGAGACTAAGACTAATCATGGTACATTCGGCGATAGTGATGAGTATGTGCGTGGTTATGAATGGTATTCTAAAGAAATAGTAGATAGATATAGGATTTTTGAACGCTTCTCTGGTACTGAAGACTTGCTAGAGGATGATAAGTTTAAAGAGTACATTAAGCAACCAGCTTGGTTAATTAATGGACAGCCTATTGTAGACCCTGAACAAGCACAAAAGCTAGCTTTGCAGCTAGAGCAGCAAATACAACAACAATATCAAATGATGGTAGATGACTTGGGGAGAAAGGGAGCTTCAATTGAAGACCTTCCAACCCCTGAAAAGCCTGATGTTGTAGAGGTGGATTATCAAGAATTGATATTGAAAAAATATATTGAAGTGGCAAGGGTTCAGGTTAAGAGAGTTCATCAGTGTATAGTAATAGGAGATAAGAAGCTATATAGCAGAATATTGCCTACTGAGAATTATCCTATTGTTCCTTTTTGCAATATACATACAAGAACACCATATCCTATATCAGATGTAAGAATGGTACGTGATATGCAAGAGTATATCAATAAAACACGTTCTTTAATAGTGGCTCATGCTACTACAAGTACTAATACAAAGATATTAATACCTGAAGGTAGCGTTGATATGAAAGAATTTGAAGAAAAATGGGCTCAACCTGGAGTTGCTATTCCAGTTGATATGGATGCTGGTGCTCCAACACCTGTTCAGCCTATGCCTCTTCCTAATGAATTATATAAAAATGAACAAGATGCTAAAAATGATATAGACCATCAATTAGGTTTATATGAAATGATGCAAGGAAATTCATCCGTTGCCCCTCAAACATATAAAGCTACTATTGCTTTAGATGAATTTGGGCAAAGAAAAATTAAATCAAAATTAGCTGATATTGAAGCTAGTCTTACTCGCGTTGCAGAAGTAGCTATACCTTTAATACAGCAATTGTACACTGTAGAGAAAGTCTTTAGAGTAGTACAACCTAACAATTCTATGACAGAATATGCGGTGAATAAAAAGCTTTATGATGATAAGACAAATGAAATTCAAATCATCAATAATATCACGATTGGTAAATATGATGTAATCGTAGTAGCAGGCTCAACCTTACCTACTAATCGATTTGCTGAACTTGAGTTCTATATGGATGCTTATACTAAAGGGCTGATTGATAAAGAAGAAGTTCTTAAAAAGACAGAAGTATTCGATATTGAGGGCGTTCTTGAAAGGACTGACATTATTGCTCAGTTACAAGGACAACTTCAAGGAGCTCAAGAGCAAGTTAAAAAATTACAAGGTGATTTACAAACTCGTGATAGAGAAGCGGTTAATCTCCGCAAACGAATTGAAGTTGAGAAGTTTAAATCAGAAATGGACAATGTTAGTAATAAAGCAAAAGCTGCTAATACCATATTTGAAAAACGGCTTGATGACAATTTATCCACCATTAAAAGCGACATTCGTCGCTCAATTAAAGACGGCTCACCCCCTAAAGGTGGTACAGGGGCAGCAAAAGAAAAAGGTAAAAAGTAATGGAAAACGCAAATGTGCAGGATACTCCTCAAAATGCAAATACACAGGATACCACTGATGCTTTCGGTGCTCCACAAGTAGATGCTGGTCAGGACTCCTCAAGCGAATTGTCCGTTGACGATATTATACTAGGTAATGTTGATGATACGGCTCCCGCTTTTGGGACACCCACAAATGAATCAGTAGAAACGCCATCTCCAACCCCAGCAGATGATGCTAGAAACGATGATACTAGATATCAGTACTGGCAATCACAAGCTGCTAAGTTAGAGAATGAATTAGGCCAGGTTAAAGAAGCTCAGGCTCAACAACAGTTAATGATGCAACAGCAAATATTAGCTAATCAGCCTCCTCAAGAATCTGAACCCGAAAGGTTTCCTGATGCCCCAGCAAGACCAGTAAAACCTCGTAATTATTCACGAGAAGAGGCATATAATGACCCTTCAAGTGAAAGTGCTCGATTTTTAGACGAGCAAGAAGAATGGCGAGATAACATGGAGGAATATAGAGAACTTAAAAGTCAATACGATGCAGCTGTAATGAGAGAACAAGTGGAAAATGAAAGAAATGCACGTGTTCAAGAAGTACAGAGGCAACAAGCTATTGCTCAGCAGAAACAGCAAATTAACCAAGTTGGTAACTTAGTTATGAACAAATATGGTTTAACTAAAGAAGAAGCTGGTTCTTTTATTCAAGACATGTCATCTGATGAGTCATTAACAATGGATAATTTGGTGCAATTGTGGAGGATGAAGACAGGACAAGGCGCCCCTCAGGGAGCTCCTGTTCAAAATAGTCCGTCTCCTACGTTCGAACAAACGAAGAGAGCGCAACAAATACCTTCTCCTATGGGTGTTATGCCTGGCACAGGCCAGGAAGCGACAACTGCCACAGAAGACCAAGTTATGGACGCAATGATTAAGGATTTTAATAGTAAGAATCCGTTTAAATAATAACTAACCCTACTTGAAGGCAAAAGCAGTTGATAGAGGGTTTAATGTAAAGAGGTATAAAAATGGGAACATTTTTTAGTGGGAATGGTGGTAACACTCCTTCTAGCTCCGTAGCTCTTACAGATAATAGAAGAATATTTAACTTTGGTGATAGAGTAGCTGAATTAGCTCCTAACCAAAGTCCTTTTTTCGTATACTTATCTAACGTGGCAAAGAAGGCAACCAACGACCCAGTCTTTAAGTTCTTAGAACAAAGACATCAATGGCAAAGACGTAATTTTAACTTAGGTGATTCATCAGCTAGTGCAGCATATACATCAGGCACTACAATAATGGATGGCTCAACTGGTACTGCTAGTCATGTTAAAACTTACGTAAATTATGATAAATATGGCGCAATTCAAACAGCTGAGTATAGACCTGAATTTTTAGTAGAAGGTTTAATTGTTGGTATAGAAGATACAACTGGGGCTGTAAGACGCTTTAGAGTAGATGGAACACCTAGCGTTACTTCAGGTGCTGGTACTTTAGAGGTACAATTTAAAGCTTTATTTAGTGCAACATGTGCTTTTGCAGATGATGCTAAAGCTTCTGTGATTGGTAGCTCACATGCTGAGGGTACCAATGCTCCAGACGGTTGGCAAGATGCATTAATGGACAGAGAAGGGTATTGTCAGATTTTTAAAACTGCAATGAACATGTTCTCTGGTACTGCAATGGCTACTGAATACAGAGGTATTTCTAATGAATATCAACGTGTTTGGCAAGATAAACTAATGGAACATAAAATGGATATTGAGCAAGCTTTATTATTTGGTGTAGGTGCATCAAGTAATGAGACTGGTGCAGCTGCTCCAACTCGATATACTCATGGTATTTTACCATATACAGAAACTAATGGTAAAGTGTATAGCATGTCTTATGCTTCATCAGGTTATGATGCTTTCTTAGATGCAATGGAAGATTTCTTTGCACCTGAGGGTGGTAACTCTGGCAATAAATTAGTATTAGCTTCAAGAAAAGTTATTACTTATTTAAATAAATTAGGTTCTGGTTCATTCTTAAATAACTCTGTTGGTGCAAGCCAATATAGATTAGATGTAAATACAGTTCCTGGTGCATTTGGACATACTGTAACTGTAGTGAATACAATCTTTGGTAATTTACACTTTATCCAAGAGCCTTTATTAAGAGGACTTTGGGAAGATTACTGTATTTGTATTGACTTAAGTAATGTTGCTTATCGACCATTGGTTGGTAACGGTATTAGCAGAGACACATTTATTGAGACTAACATACAGAATAATGGAGATGATGGAAGAAAAGACCAAATCATAACTGAGGCTGGTTTAGAAATACAACTTCCTGAAACTCACGCTATTTTGAAGTTTACTTAAGGAGGTCAATTATGGCTAACCAAAGTACTTTAACAATTGGTGGAATAGGCGGGGACCCTTCGGGGTCCCGTCCAATCGGCAATTTAAACGTTAATTGGACTGTAAGTATTGATGATGCAGGTCTTAAATATACAGCGAATACTATCATGGATGATGTAGCTGCTGGTACTTATCATACAGATACTACTGCTGATTATTATAGCTCTGAATTATGTGTAGGGACGATAGACCCTTCAACTACTTTTGTTATTGGGGATTTAGGTAATTCTCAGTTAAAAGCATGTTGGGAATATTATAAACAGTCAAATAATAACAATTTCAATAGTGGCAAGGAAGTAGTTCCTGGTACTGCAGCTGAATTAGATTCAGGAACTTGGGTCGAGATAGCGGCTCCTGCTCAGGATTGGGGTTCTCAATGGATGTTCCCTAGTGACCATCTTGATGAAGACTTGCTGGGAAATGGTGTTACTAGATTAAGGGTTAAAATGGTTGCGCTTGATGCAGGCGGCGGTTCAGGTGGTGATGGTATAACTCATACTATCCTGAATGCTGGTATTGCTGTCGTTAATGCTGCATATGTTAATTCTGTTCCTTTAGATAAACAAGCTAAAAAGAATGATACGATTAATAATCCTGTGGTATTTGGTGGTATTGGGGCTGACCCATCGTAATTAAAAAAGTAAAAAATATAGATGGGAGCTTAGGCTCCCTTCTATAAATAAGAGGCAATATGGCAACAACATTTGGGAAAAAGTTAGTAACTAATAGTATTTATTTATATCCTCAATCTATTGGTAAAATTGATAAAAAAGTAGGTGGAACACTAGTTGAAGAACGTGGTGTTTATACATTTCAATTTGAAAATGGAGTTAGTTCTGGTGAGACGCATAATCTCACTGCTAATGACGTATTAATATGCCCTTTGATGGACTATGAATTTACAACTGATATGATGATGTGGTTTAAAAGAACTGGGACTATTACAGATACTAGTGCTGAAATTGGATGGTATGGGCAGAATGATGAAAGTATTATTAGTGATAATTGGGTTACTGGAGATACTGACGGCATAACAACTGCAACTACTGATATGAATCAAGCTGAATGGGGTGCTCCAAGATTAATAGACTTCGATGCATTTAATATTGATACTACACAATCTTCTATGCAAGCACGTCATACTGCAATAGGCATTAGATTATCGGCCGCGCAAACAGATGGGGCTGTAACATTAAAAATTAAGATTATGCCATATAGGGCATAGGAAGGTAATTATGGGAAAAGGTGATAATAAAATTAATATAAATTTAGATAAACTTGAGGGTTCTATGGATAGTATTATGACCCAAATGGGTTTAGGCGTGACTATAAAATCTGGTGGTAGTAATCCTACATTTTCAGAAAAAAAGTCTGATACATCAAGCAAAAAGTCTAAAACAGGTGATAACAAGTCTGCTAGTATGAAAAGTGGTGGTAAATCTTCAAGTAGTAGTAGTAGCGCACAACAGGCAGGTTCTAGCCAATCTACACAGACAAAGAAAAAAGAAGAAGAGAAAAAATCAAGTTCAGGAAGACGATAGGAGATTAAATTATGGCAGATAGTGTAACAAGTTGGAAAAGTGGACAAAATCCCACGCCAGGAGTTCCTTCAGTAGGATATCCTTATTGTGATTTTACATGGAATGACCCTGATACAAATAGTTCAGCAGACCAAAAGTCTGAAGCGTTTGCATACCCTGGAAGATATTTTACCCTTGCTATTAATACGACTGCAGATTCTGTTGATACTAATGATATTGTTTACACTTTATATGGTAGTAATGATAGTGATTTAGCAATAGCTAAGTGGGATACAGTAAAAACAGCTACTATAGCTAATGCTTCAATTACAGATTTAACTACGTATATAGAGGTTAGTACAGAGAATGATGAAGCTTTATATAAATTTTATAAATTAGGCTTAAATCCCGCAGGTGATGTTGGCGCTGAGTGTACAATACGAGTAGGGATTAATGCTCCATCATTAGGTATTAAAGGTTAATGCCTTTAAATAAAGTAGTATGTTCAGGGAATATAGGTAATCCCTGGAAAAGTGAAGTTACCCCTGATAATAGGCGTAAATTAGATTCTGGTAAAGTAAAACGTATGAAAATAAAAGGTAAGAAATAGTGGCTTTAGTTACGAATTTTAAAGATAGAATTATAGACTTAGCAGGTGTTCAAATTGATGCAGTAGATGATAATGCAATGCAACAATTTTTAATAGATGGCTGTTATGACGTGATAGATAAATTAAAAAAGACTAATGAAGCTGAAATTCACGATTTTGTTGAATCGTCATTGGTAAGAAACGACGCTGCCCCATCACTTGATACTGATGGTATTCGTAGCATAGAATATGCAGAAAGAACTGGATTTCCTTGTAGAAAGGTGCCTGAAACACAAAGGCAGTATTTAGATAACGCTAATTCTATTTATCAAGCTACTTCTGATGACCCTGTTTATTATATATTTAATGGAACAGCCCATATTCGCCCTATCCCCACCGCTGGTGAGACAGGGTATTTTTATTATATTAGAACTTATGATACTAACGCTGCTATAGCGACTGCTACTTCTATTAACGGGTTTCCTGAAGCATATTATGAACATATTGTTTTATATGCAGCATATATGGTTTTAGGAAAGCAATTATTGAGTTTAATACAACATACTGGTTCAGATTTTCTATCTCTAGATACTATATCGAAAATGATGAATGATGATAAACCAGGTTCAGGTCAAGATGTATGGGATTATTTAGTAGATGAAGATTCTGAAATGGCTCAAGCTACAATGACAGCTATTCAAAGTGCTAGTGCTCTTAATAAGCAAAAATATGATTATTATAAAGATAGAATGATGAATATAAAGGCTGAATATATGGGTAAATTTAACTTTCAAGCTCCAGGAGGACAAGCTTAATGGCATCATTAACTAATCAAACTATTGCATCTACGTATCCATTATTATTAAAAATATCTGATACAGGTGTTAATGCAAGTTTAAAAGCTGTAGAAGATGGTGATGGAACTAGTTCTGCACTAATGATATCTACGGAAGGTATTGCTGTTGAGACTTCTGGCTTACAAGTACATATAAATACTGGTAGTCCCTATCATGGTGTTCAAATAGAAACTTCAACTAGTGGTGGTTGGGCACGTAGTTTTAATTTTGGAAAGCAAACCGATAATACGCGGTTACCTGGATATGGCGGATATGGCGATGGTGAAACTCTTACATACAATTATATTGGGCAAGCTTATAATGATTGTAATATAAGAGTTAGAAAAGATTCTCAAGTTAATTTTATAAATACAGACTTATCAATTACAGGTACTAATAAGTTATATTTTGGAGCTACGTCTAGTACTAGTACAGATACTGTAGGAGACACTTATATCACTGAAGGAAGTGCGAATAAACTTAAAGTTTATGCTGGTGGAGTTAATTGTGCAACATTTGAAGATGATTCAATAGAGCTTGGAACATCTCAGCTATCTCTTACAAGCGATTCTGGAGCTGAAATATATTTTTCAGGTACTGGAAATGCTGCTAATATAATAGGCGAACAATCGATGGGGTTACGTGCTGGTTATGGAAGTTCAGATTCAAGTCATGTAATTACATTTGGAACAGCTGGGGTAGATGGCCAAATTGTAATGAGAAGTGGTAATCTTAGATTTGCTCAAGCATCTTATATAGAGCCAGAAGCAACTGCTCATGATGCTGTAGGTCTTGGTTTAACTATAGCAGGAGGAAATCCAACTGCTGGAGGAGCAAATGATATAGGTGGTGGTAGTTTAACTATTGCAGGCGGTCAAGGTAAAGGAACGGCAGCAGGCGGAAACATTATATTTAAAATAGCAGAGACTGGAGGTAGTAGTACAAGTTCTCTTAATAGTTTAGCTACAGTAATGACGTTAAGTGGAGGTACTTCAGGTGACACGTTTGGCAAAGTAGATATTGGAGCTAGTCAATTAGCGTTGACTAATGATAGTGCTACGGAGATATACTTTTCTAGTACAAGTACTGCGAATATTACATCTGAAGGTAATATTATAATGAAAGCAGCTGCTGGTAAAACATTAAGTTTGGGAGCTTCTGACCAAAATGACTCATTAACAATTGATGTTTATGAAGATGTTTCTATAACAGGTGGTAATTTAACTGTTGCTGGAACTGTCAGTGGTACTGGAGGAAGTTTTAGTACTGATATGGCTACTCCAACAATGAAATTCACACAAGGTTCAGATGGTAAGATAGAGTGCATTCAGGTAGACAACGCGACTACAGGTAAAAACGTGCAAATTCACGCAGGTCATACGCTAATTGGGGGTACATCAGATTTAACAGGTGGAGATATGGATTTCTATGCTGGGCAAGGAAAAGGAACTGGTCACGGTGGACATTTTAAGTTCTGGGTAGCTCCTGCAGCTGGTGTTAGTAGTGCTACAAAGAATACATCTGTCGAAGCATTATTAATTGACCAAGATAAAAATATTACAATGTATAATAATTTAGGTTTAGCTGTAGATAGTACGTTTATCGCTCTGGGGGTTCATGGCGAAGTTCAATTACAACACGTTCATGATGACGGTATAGAAATAAGATGCACTACAGGTGAGGTTGATGCAGTTAATCAATTATTATTATTAAAAGGAGAAGTTGGCGGAACACCAGCAGCTGGAATAGGTACTGGCTTAGGCTTTGCAACAGAGACTACTCTTGGGAATGTTGAAGTAGGAGCCACTATAGATGCTGTTCCTACTGTTCTTACAGCTGGTTCTGAAGATTTTACATTAAGCTTTAAATTAATGAAAAGTGGAGGTGCTGCTGCAGAAAAGTTTGCAATAGATAAAGATGGGGTTCTTGAGCTTGTGAATGATATTCATATTATGCCGACAGCCTCTACTGTAGATGGTACTGGTATAACTTTTCAAAAAGTTGCTGGTGCTGAGGCAGCTTATCTAAAAATAAGTTCTCAGAGTACTAATGATGCATTTATACAATACGCTGCAGGAGGAGGTGTAGAGTGGACTGGAGGTCTTGATGTTAGTGACTCTGACGCATTTACTCTTGGCACAGGTACTGCTCCTGGTTCTTCGAATGTATTAAAATTGACTACTGGTGGAGACATGGAGATTACTGGGAAAATTCTAGAAGGTAGAACTCAAATTAAAATTAAAGCAACAGATTTTTATAGCAACGATGATGTTACAAGTGTTGCATATGGTACAATTGAAGACGATGGTTCTAATTATGGTATTCGAGGTAGTGTTGCTGGTACAAATACACTATATGCATATATAGATATACCGCTTGGCTACACAGCAACGAAAGTTAGGATTAATGGGTCTGATACAGCAAATCAAATCGAAGTTTATACTTTAGATTTAGATGATGGTACAATTGGTAGTGAAATATCTAATTCTGGATTAACTATTGGTGATGACACCGATTTATCATCTAATCATGTCGGGGCAGATGATAAAATATTATTAATTAAAGTAATTACTAGCGCCAATGACGATATAGTTTATGGTGGGTATGTAACAATAGAAAAAACATAATAGAGGAGAGTAATGACTAAGGTAAAAGAAGAAGTTAAAAAAGAAGTATTAAGTAATGATGAAGTAATAGAATCTTTAAAGGTTCAGTTAGAAACATATAAAGCTATGGCTTTAAAAGCTGAAGGGGCGATAGAAATATTAGAAAAGATAAATGCGGAAAACACTAAGGAAGACTAATGACTCAATTGGAATTAATAGAACTAGTACAACAGCATCACCCAACTATGGGACATACTGAAATACGTTTAGGTATAAATAGAGCCCAAGATGATTATTGTGCACGTACTGAGTTAATTAAAACATCTTTTGTGCAAAATTCTGAAGCAGGTAAAAGATATTATGAATTACATAGTGATATATTGAAAATTACTAAAGTTCAAATTAACGATATTGCAATACCACGGTTATTAGAGATGCCTAAAATTGATGATGATGAATGGGCTGATGGTACGAATCAATTACCAACTCCTGCTTCTTCATCAAATGAAAGATATTGGTATGTTGATAATAGGCGATTAGGGGTTGTAGAGAAAGTAGTAGATGCAGTTACACGTGATGATAAAGTAAGTCAATTTCAATCGATATCAGAAGTAAAAGAAATGCGTATACATGCGATTGCTCAAGCAACTCCCTTTACAAGTACTTTAACGGAGACATCTGATTTGCCTAGCCAGTTTCATGAGGCTTTACCTTTAAAAGTAATTGCAGATGGGTATTTAAGACCTCCTAATTTAAACCCTAATTTACATACTGTTTTTGATATTAAATATAAAGATTATGTAAAAGAAGGCAAAAAATATGCTCGTGCTAATTATGGCCATACTGGGCATATTAAACCGATAGATTTTTAATGGCGTGGAATATTAAAGATATTACACCATCTGTTAATTGGGTTATAAAGAAAGTAGGTTCTATTTCTACTTGGCAACAGCGTATTGTCAATATGATAAGATGGAATCTAAACACTTCCGAATATTGGAATGATATGAATACAGTTTGGGAAACATACGCTGATTATGGCGATATGCAGAAAAAAGCTGTTAATGCTATGCAAGAACGTGATTTAGAATGGGCTAATAGTCCAGCATTATGGAATAATGTAGATGTTAAATGGAATATTGCTGGTACAGAGTCGTGGGTACTAAAAACTAAAAATATATCAACATGGGCTCGAAAGTCTATTGTAGATTAGAAAGGAATTATGATAAACGATACTTTAAAAACAACGTTAATCGGAGGCAGTTCAGCAGGAGTAATTTTAACAGGCTGGTTGCCTGATGCTGTTGCAGTAGTGGTAGGGTTATTAACAGCTTTACATTTAGCTATTAAAATAGTAAGAGAATTTAAAAAATAAAAGGAGTGGTATGAAACTTATATTAAGTAAATCAGTTGGATTTGTAGTAAAAAATATGTTTACTGAATCCGTAATAAAAAGCGTGGTAGGAGTGTTAGGTGACTATCTCGTTAAATCATCTAAAAACAAATTAGATGATAAGGTATGGAATAGTGTTAAGAAAAAACTTGATATTTGAAGGAACATATGATAATATTAGAAGACCTTATTGTAGATAATCAAGCAGATAGCGTGGTTGAATCAATTGGAGTAGAAAATGATGAGCCATTTGCTGAAATGCCAGCAAAATGTCTACATTGTAAATCACGCAAAATGGAAGCAGTAGAGGTATTAGGAGCAAAAGATGAACCGATATTATGGGCATGCTTAAAATGCGATGCTTTATTTTTGAAGTTCCCACGAAGCGAAACAGAAGTTTTGCTTGCTAATGCAAAAGGACTTTGGACATCCCCTCTTGATTGGGGATTTGTAGAAAGAGACCTTTTCAGTTAGGAGTTTTTTGATATGGCTAGTAGCGACAAAGGTGTCGTCAAGCGTGCAATTGTTACGCCTGATAAACACGCACCTATACACGATAGAAAAGCAATCAGCGTAGTAAAGCAAGCGATTGAGATAGTAAAACCTGATATATACGTTGATTTAGGAGATTTAGGTGAATTTGCAGGATGTTCACATTGGCAATGGAAAAGAAAGAAAAAACCGCCATTGGAATTTATATTACCTCAAGTAGAGGAAGATATAAAGGGAGTGAATGAACTGTTAGATGATATTGATGAATCGTTGGATAAAGCAAACGTAAAGACAAAGCATATATGTGCTGGTAATCATGATGAATGGTTAGATTTCTTTAATGCAGAACATCCTTATTTAGATTTATCGTTTGAAAAAGCTGGCAAGTTTAAAGAGCGTGGTTATAAGTATCATGCACCAGGTGAGTATTTAAAGATAGGTAAATTGTATTACTATCACGGACATCACTTTGGAGGTCAATACCACGCTGCTAATCATCTTAGGAAGCTAGGATGTAATATTATATATGGTCATCATCACGCTTTACAGCAAGATACGGTGACACATATGGATGGTCCAAAGTCTGCATGGAGTTTGGGTTGTTTAAAAGATATGAGTTCTGAAAAGAATAAATGGTTAGGTGGAAGACAGCATAAATGGGCGCATGCATTTGCTGTTGTAGATTATTATACGGGTGGTAGATTTACTGTTCATGTAATACAAATAATAGATGGTAAAGCCTCATTATGGGGTGAATTGATAAAAGGGTAGTTATGATAGATAAGATAAAAGGACTTTTAGCTGGACTTAATAGAAAAGAGAAGCAGCCAACAGTAGCTGATGAAGCAAAAGAGTTATTCCCTACAAGTGCTCATGCTAATGCAGCAAATGAGCTATATGGTATATTAGACCCTTCTCAAGGGCATGGGAATGATAGTGGGCAATATAGATGGGTTGGAGAAACCAACCATCCATGGGAATTACAGCCAAATGCTTTTCATGATATGGTTGAAACATCTGAAGATATGCCAAATAGTGTTAAAAATGCCTTATATCATAGCTATTATACCATGAATACTCCAGATGGAATGCCGCATGATGTATGGCAAAATTGGATTTCAAAACAAAAGAATATTGATATTTTAATAAGTGCGGCTAATCGCGATGATAGTCCATATTAATTAATAAGTAGTTAGGAGAAGAAAGATGACATATATAAATAATCAACCACAAGCAGGAGGGGTAATGGACCCTGGAGGTGGCGCTATAGGTGGCGGGGCTCCAGCACCAGACCCAGGCACTTATACTCCTACTGGTGGTCAGCCAGGTCAATGGGACTTTGGTGCTATTCCAGGATTAATGCAAGGTGGAATGAATGCACTAGGGCAAGTTGGCGGTGGCGGAATGAACATGCTTGGTAACATGGCTGGTAGCGGAATGAATATGCTTGGCAATATTGGCGGTGCTGCATCTACAGCGATGGGTGGAATAAGCAATATGATGGGCGGACTCCCTGGTATGATGGGTGGTATTCCTGGTATGATGGGTGGCATAGGCAATATGGCTGGCATGGGACTCAAAGGTATGGCTGGAATGGGTGGTTTAGGGATGAAAGCTCTAGGCGCTTTAGGCCCAATGGGTCTAGCAGCAGGAGGTTTGTTAGGTGGAATGATGAAGCAAAAAACCTGGAATCCTGCTGATGTAATTCACGGCGGAATGCAACATTATGGTAATAAAATGGCTCAATCTAAAAATCCATTTGTACGTGGTTTAGGTAAGGGTGTAGGGAATTTTGGTAAGCTAGCTAGTAATATAGTTGGTTCTAAAGGTGTTGCTGGAAAAATGTGGGATAGCTCAATAGGTGCTTTAGGAAAAGGTCTTGGTAAGATATTCTCAGATGAAAAGCTTAAAGAGAATGTAACTTATATTGGTAAATCGCCAATGGGAGTTAATGTTTATGAGTTTGATTACAAAGATAAATCTTATGGTAGCGGACGTTATCGTGGCGTAATGGCACATGAAGTCCCTTGGGCAGCAGAAAGGGCTAATAACGGCTATTTAAGAGTTGATTACTCTCAAGTAGATGTAGACTTCACAACAGCTAACAGATAGGGTCATTATGATTGCAGGAAATGGCCCTTTATGGGATTGGATAAAGCGTAAAACTAAAAATAGAGATTCCGTAGCAACGGCTCAACGATTTTGGCCTACAGAGAAATCAGTAGGTGCAATGTTTAGAACGATGCCTATGTGGAGTGATATTAGAAAGAAGAAGTTTAATGCGATGATTCAAGCATTGAATCTCGGAGAAGATAAGTAGCTTTGAATCCTATAGAGGTGATAGAAAAATTTGGGATACCAGTAGCTGTCGCAATGGCTTTTGGATTTTTTATTTGGAAACAAAATCAGTACATTCAAAATGATTTAACTAAAGATATACATCAAAAGTTTAATCGATTAGAAGGTATTATAGTTAAACTGATAGACCAACAGAAGAAAATGCAGATAGAACAACGTGGTATAGTTAAATCATATCAAACGTTGATTGAGATAATAACACGTTTATTTAAATGGGATAAGAATGCCTAAACAAGTATTAAAAATAGATAGGTTTGAAGGTGGAATTAATAATAATTCTGACCCACGAGATATTGTCGATAATGAATTAGCTGCTTGTGAAGACGCAATGGTTGATGAAGTTGGCAGAATTACACTCATGGGTTCATTTATTAATCATGAAGCTAATCCTGATGGTCCGGCTATACAAGATGAATATAGTACGACATGTACAATTCTTTCTAGTGGAGAGTCTAATAAAGGAACGGGGTTAATATCATATTCTCTAGACTATCAAATGTATGATTATTCTGATGGAGATATATATATCAATGATGCCGATAAGACTCTTGAAGTAGCAACGAATTATATATCATTATATGATACGACAGGCGGAGCTCATGTTGGAACATTTCAAAAAGAGGCTTTTGGTTCTAATAAATGTTGGAATACGTCTACTACAGCTGCTAATTTGATTGATTTAGGTGGAGCTGGAGCATATCTTTCAATGTATTTTGTTAAAGGAGGATTGCGTGTTTGTGATGCGCTTAATGGTGCAGACAATGTTCCAAAATGGCGGGGATTAATTAAGCCTAAAACATACGGATTATTTGTAGATACATGGACATCTGAGACAGGAATACTCTCTATTACTGCTGACCCTTCTATGACAGCCAAAGTAAATGTTCCTCTTGTTTATACTACAGATGCTGCAATTGTACCTTGCTTCCCAGAGGATGGTTATGAAGGTGACTATTTAGGTGAAGAAAGAGTATGTATAAATGCTATTATGGCTAATTGTAAAGATACTACTTCAGCTCATGATGCTCATGGTTTTGCATTTGCTGATGAAACATGTGAAAATGGTTCTGCTGTTGATTCAGCTGCAGGTACTACAAATATGTTTTGGGGATTTGGAATAGAATTTGATGAAGGAGTGGATGATTCAGGCTCTTGGATGCCTGATTCTGGAACAAGATACAAATTTCATGTTACCACTGTTTATGATGATGGGACACAAGAAAGTCTTCCTCAATTAATGCAAATGTATCCTACAGAATCTCTTCACGCAACTGGAAATACTGCGCTTGCAGCTGATACACCTAAACTTGAAATGAAATTTTCAGATGGAACAGCTACGCATAATACTACAGGAGATATGGTTTCAGTGAGCTTTAAACCATATATTAAATGTAATGGGGCTCATCACGGGGCTGTAGAGCATAGTGTAACACACGCAACGGACCCTGATGATTTTCCCAATAACCATAATTTTAATTTTGGTTCTGCTACTGCTGCAACAAGAACAAATACAGGAAATAAGCGTATTTCAGGAGTGCGAGTATATTGGTCATCTAATGAAGATGGGCATTCACAATTATGGAGATTAATGGATTGCGATATGAGTAAAGGTGTTAAGGTATATGGAGCGCAATCAACTACTGGTGCAAGTAGTGGTTATTCAGATTGGAGAGCAGGTACAAGACACCAATCTAGTCCAGGCGATAAAGGTTATTTTTATATGACTAGCCCTAGTAAACATAATGATGATACTAATGTAGTTAAACACCCTCCTAAATATTTAAGTTATTTTACCGCTAATGGGCATTCTCATACAGATGAAATAACTTTAGAATCCTATAAGACTGGTGTAATTGTAGGTCAACGAGCTTACGTAGGAAATGTAAAACAAAAAATGGTTGTAGGTGATTTAAAAGTAGGTCAAGTTGTACACTATGGAGATAGATTAATGAAATCTCCTGTAGGACAATATGATAAATTCCCATCTAGCCAATATATAGACGTGGTTACAGAGGATGGAGAGGCAATTAATCATTTAGCTACTTTTGCCGATAGGCTATTGCAATTTAAAGATAAAACGTTGTATATTATCAATGTATCTAAAGGACAAGAATACTTAGAGACACAACATCGAGGATTAGGTGTTAAAAACGGATGTCAAGTAGCCACTACAGATATAGGTGTAGGATGGGCGAATAAAAATGGAGTTTATTTTTATAATGGAGGAAAAGTAGTTAACTTATTTGAAAAAAACGGACAAGAAGTTATTAGTAAGGCTTCATGGGATGCATTTACAAATTCAGGAACGCATACTCCAGTAGTAGGATATATCCCTAATAAGAAGCAACTATTAATTCAACAACATTTTGATGGCGACAGTGGAACTCATTCAGGTGAAGGATATATTTATATATATGACTTTACAACACGTAGTTTTGTAAAAGGTATGGCAGGTAAGGCTTTTGGCACAAATGCTGGAAGTGTTACTTCATTAAGCAATATGATTAATGATTATGATAATAATTTAATACAAGCTCAATATGGAGCTGATGATACGATACAGCAATGGTCTAATGCTGCAGTAGATTCAGCAAATGTTAATATCCTTACAAAAGATTATGATTTTGGTGCTCCAGGAGTACGTAAGAAAATTTATAAAGTATATATCTCTTATAGAGGTGATGCGACTCACGTACAAGTACAATATGGTATAAATGGTGCAGCTCCTAGTAGTAATTTTTATAAAATTACAAGTGGCACAGATGGTTCAAGCACGAAAGCTAACGCTGCTGCTAAGTGTATCCCATTTGATGCTGCTACTAATGACTGGCTAGCAGCGGAATTAATTCCTGGAAGTTCAGTTAATAATATCTATAGTTTTCAACTTAAGATTAGTGGTGATGGAACTAATGCTATAGATTCTACTTTTGAAATTAATGATATAAGTATTGTATACAGAATAAAGGCGGTTAAATAATGTTTGAATCTTCGGGAAATGATATAAATCAAGCTTTAATGGATGGTTTAACTGGAACCACAGAGCAAATGAAAAGAGAAATACGTAACTTACATCATTTAAAACAAGATAGATTAATTCTTGGAGAAGGAAATCCTTTAGATGATGAAGGAGAAGAAGCGGAGATGCAATTACGTGTTACAGATGAAGGTGTTAGACTTTTAATAAAAGCTGGTGGACAATGGTTCAAATTTAAACCAGTAGAAGAGGAATAATATGGGATTAGATTTTGGTGGAATGTTGATGAAACGTGATGCTGACGCAGATGCGAAGGCTAGGCAAGATGCGGCTCAAAAAGAAACATCTAAGCGTGGTATATTTGGTAGTATAGGTGGATTACTTGGTACATTTTTACCAGTATTATTGGCTCCTGTAACTGGAGGATTATCATTAGCTGCTGGAGCTATAGCTTCAGGTGTAGGCGCAGCTGCAGGTCAAGCGATAGGAAGGAATTTAGCTGATAAATCTATCCCAGATATTAAAACAAAATTTGGACAATCAGATACTCAGGATATGTATGAATCATTGCAAAGGCAAGACGATGGAGCTATTATCAAAGCTGGTATGTCAGCAGCTGTTCAAGGTTATTTTAATCCTATGACTAGTACTTTATCTGATACTGCTAAAATTGACCATTTTACTAAAGGGCTTGATGTTGGTAGTGATGCATATTTTGATGCTTTAAAAGATGTCGATTTTAGAAACCCTACAGATGCTATGCAATATATACAAGGAGGGATGTCTGACGCTGGAGATGATTTAGTTGAAGGTGGAATGGATAATTTTGTTGATTTCTTTAATGTAGACACCATGGCTCCTGCAGGGGATGTTAATATGATGCCAGATGACTTTGGAAATATAACTAGTAGAACAAGAGTTGAACCTGAGCCTTTTACAACAACTGATTTTACTCCAATTAGTAAAAGTGATGTACACAGTAATATTATCGATACACAAGGAGCTGGAGGAGATAGTCCTTTATTTGGGCCAGGATATACAGGGGCTCATGATGTTACTGGGGTATCTAACGATAATAAGATATTTACTCCACGAGACTTGTTTGTCAGTGATGACGCTTGGGATGACCACCTATATTCAAATCAACCAGATGACCCACAAACGGGATTATTAGGATTATATCAAACACCTGACCCTGACTTAACTACTTATGGAGGTATTAATTTTAATGTACAACCAGGACAGAAATACGACTAAGGAATATTATGAAAAATTTTATATATGATTATTTAGCAGCACAAGGAAGAAATGGAGATTCAGAGCTACGTAATGTAAATGGAGAATTGTCTCACGTAAATACAAGAGAAGCACGTGCTATTGATGACTATGGTGTGTTAGGAGAGTTATTGACTAAAGAAATAGGTGCAGGTACTAATAACCCTTCTACTGGATTAACGGAATATTATGAAGGGGATTATGGCGAAATGGATTGGGGAGAATATACAGACCTAGACCCTTCGCAATTTATTGGTATGAGTGAAGAAGAGCGGTTAAAGTTAGCTCAAAATCTAGGTTACTCTGGAACCACTCAAGAGGATATGGATAGATATCAAATTGGGGATTATGACCCAACAGCCGAAGATAGGGTTATGGAAGATGTAGCCTTAGGTATTAGTGATATTGGAGAAGGAGCTCAAGGAACGTTGCAAAAAGCAATGCAGGCAGAAGCAAACATGAAAGCATCGCAAGGTTTTGAGCAAACTGGGAATCCTCAAATAGATGCACAAAGACAAAATATTTTTAGTGGGATAACCAAAGCAATAGACCGAGGTTGGGATGGGGCTCAAAGAAGTATTCATGATATTAGGGAAAAAGCTATGCAACAGTTTGGAGAGCGAGTTATTGGCATGGAATCTGCAGTAGATGCTCCAACAGCTCCTAAAGAAAAAGGCTTTTTTACCAAAGCTTGGGATAGTACTATTGGTAAGTTAGGCAAAGGTATTGGCAAATTATTCTCAGACGAGAGATTAAAAGAGAATATACAATTTCAACACGTTGATAATATAGGTATGCCTGTATATACATATAATTATACATATGATAAAGGTAGCCCTCAAATAGGATATATGGCTCAGGATGTAGAGAAAATTTACCCTGAAGCAATTAGTAACAGTCAAGGATTTAAAAAAGTAGATTATAGCAAGATAATAGAACGTGCTAAATCAATAGGAAGAAGGTAGGGAGAAATTATGGGAAATATAGTTGTTCAACAAGACCCAATAGCAGAAGCATTAAGCAGTATACCTGATTTAATTTTAAAAGCAAGGCAATTAAAGAACCAAGAAAACCAAACAGCGTTCAATAATCAATTGCAATTAGATTCTTTAGAATTAAAGAAGTCTGACCATGAATATCAAAAATTCATGAGAGAACGTACAGATGGAACTCTAGCTGGTGGATTTGAAAATAATGACATTAGTGAATGGATGTATAATTTAACTTATGGTAAAGGTGGATTTAATACTTCTGAGGGATTAGCTTATGACGCTGGAGATAATCAGTATGATAAAATTCCTACATGGGATGAAGCTATGCGTATGTATAAAAGTAAAGTAATAGCATCGGGAAAAACATTTAATGCTACTTATGATACACCTTTACTTGAAAACTTTTATCAAAAAATGATTCAATCTAGATACTCTAAGCTTAGTGGTCAAATTCAAATGTTAGATAAGCAAGGCTATAGTAATGATGAAGTTGCTAAAATTATAGCAGACAACCCAACTTTAGCTCATAATGTTAGTTTAATGCAACAGATTGGGCCTCAAGCATCGCAAGCTCAAGACTTTTTTAATCCTTATAATCCTCATTTACCAAGTACAGGTTTAATAGGCGATGTTGGCCCTGCTGGTACAGCATTTGGGGCGACATTAGCATATACAGGTGGTCAAATGGTATATGATTGGGCTAATGCTACACCAGACGATGTAATACAATTGGCAAAACAAAATTATCATAACTATATGAAGGATAGTAGAAGTGCTGTTCAAGATGCTAAAAAATATTTACAAGAAATACAAAGTAAAGGTAGTTATAAAGGTAGAGCATCTGACATTAGAGCTGCTAAAGAATTAGTAAAAGAGGCTCAAGATAAATTAAAAGAAGTAGCTCAAAAAGGTAGGAATGAATTAAGAGGCCTTGATGGTAGGATAGGTGGTAGAGATACTAGATATCGTACATTTATGAAAGGTGAATGGGGAAAGAATTTAAAGAACTTAAAACATTTACAAGGGTTCGCTCCTATGTTATTGGGTAACGTTGCTGGATATGGAGCAGAAATGATTGGTGGAGAGAAAGCTGGAGCTGTAGTAAAAGGTGGTGTTGCTACTGGTGTTGGAGGCATGGGTCTTGGACAATTTGTAGCAAAAAGATTAGCCCAAAAAGCACCTGCAATGGCAGCAAAATGGGGATTAGCTGCTGCAGCAGATGGACCTGTACCGATTGGGGAAGTAATAGGTCTAGCACTGACCATTGGAACCTCTTACAGTACAATAAAAGATGCAATAGAAGAGTGGAATAAAGCAAATAGAGTTCAAAAGTAGGAGGATAAATGTCATTATATACGCCATATAATGTGGCAGAGCCAAAGCCTGAGGAGCAACAGGCTATTGCGAATAACCAACAACAATTCCAACCTATATGGGATGAGAAACAAACACGTGACCAAATAAATAATCAACGTAAGTACGCTCATCACTATACTGAAAACGATAATAAGCAAATTCAAGAACACGCTGCGTATTATGGACTACCTTTTTACGAAGGTGAGTTTAATCTTATAGATGCCTTAAAACAAGCTGGAGCTGGATTCTTTGAAGGCTTTACAACCTTTAATTTAATGGAACCTGCTGACAATGAGTACGAGCAGATATTTAGAAATCTAGGTCACTTAGCGGGATTTGCTCCTGGTATTATGGCTACTCCATTAGGTTTAGGAGCTAAAGGATTAAATGCATTAAAAGGAGTTCATGCTACTAAACGTAATGCATTACATAGTTTAGCTGAAACAGCTAGAGCTTTAAATGATAAATCAATTCCTATGGCTGGAGCCAAAATATTAACTAAACATGCAAAAAGTATTGTTAAGCCTATAATAGGAGAAGTTCAAAAGGGTAGAGTAGGCGCAGCTAGTACTGCATATGATTTTTTAACAGGCAATATGGCACGTCACGTTATGGAAGGAGCATTTCATCTAGGAGCGGCATCATCTATATCAGCTTGGCAAGGTGGTGTAGATGTAATGATGGATAGTTTTTTACATGGTGCAATGGCTGGTGGAGTGTTTAGAGGAATTGGTAATCTTAGCTTAGATAAACTTGGTATAACATCTGAAGGAGCTCAAAAGTTTACACGTGGTATGGCAGGTTCATTATTTATGGGATTACCTACTACTATGAGAGGAGCAACTACTCCAGAACAAGTTTATGAATACGTGATGGGTGCTTATTTTGGTAAAAGTGAAATGCCATGGACTCATGCTAAAGCTAATAAATGGTTTGGAAAATTTAGAGAACGTATGGAGACTGACCCTAAATTAAATGAATCTTATGATATTAAAATGCATCCAGAATGGGAATCTGTACAGCCTGAAGTAAAGCCAATATTAGAAAAAATGGCAGAAACAACATGGGGAAAACCTGAAGATAATTTATTGATAAATTCTCTTATAGGGAAGCTTAATCCAGAAAGATTAGAAGCTGAACTTAAAGAGCCTGTAGAGATTCCAGGCTATGAAATGGAGCAGTTTAATGAAAATACTGGTGTAGCAACATATAAACGTAAAAGAGGATTTTTAGATAAATTTAAAACACGCATGACATCTGGAGGAGCAGAGGGAGCTGATAGGTACTTTGCAGAAGTAATGAGTGAATTAGGAGCTCCTGTTTTCCATTACAGTTTTGAAAAACATTTACCAACTGCAGTTCGTTCAAAAGGAGAAGTTGTTAAATTAACAGAAAGCCAATTAGCCGAAGCTAATAAAGAGATGGAAAAAACTAGTGTTAATATTGATAGACCTACTGGAAACTTAACAGATTATGTAACAGATTTAATTAGACGTAATTGGCATGTAGTTAAACATGCTCAGTCCGTATATGCAACAGCTCCTATTATTAAAAAAGGCAGGAATGCTATGCGTGTTGTCGATGGTGGTACAGGCTGGGGTATAGATATGGCTATACGTCATAAGAAAAATGTATTTGTCTTTGACAGTAAGCAAGGCAGTAAAGAAACTAGTGATTCATGGCATCAATATAACTATAATACTGGTACATTTCAAAGATTACAAGGAGACCCTCCTAAGCCTCCAAAAAACTGGGCAGGTATAGGAACTCGGGAAATTAGTGATGTGGCCAAGAAAGCTATAAAATCGTGGTTACATAGCCATTATGAAGGCAAAGAGATAGCATTATCTAAATCAGAAATAGAAGAAGTAAAAAGAGCAAGGGCTCAAGGACGTACTATACTTAAACCTATTTTAGATAGAATTGATAAAGAAATTAAAGAAGTTGAAGAAGTAATACAATATGGAGAATCTGAATTAGCTGCTTTACGTGAAGGTGCTAGATTAGCAAATAAACCTGTTCCTAAAACAGAAGAGGCAAGACTTGAAAATGAAGTTGCAGAGATGTATAAAGAGCTTGAGCGTATAGAAAAAGAACGTGATGTTTATATTAACACTGAAAAAGAATATGTTTTAGATGAGGACAAAGGTACTATTATAGCTATTCATGATTTAGAAGGTTCTCCTCAAACATTAGATACAAGCCCTGGGATTGGAGTAGACCCAACAAAGACTACTATTGATTTTACTAGAAAATATCTTTCTAAAGCTTATGATAGTATTGGAGATAGAGCATTAAAAGGAGAGATGGAATTAAATATTGCAGCTCAAATTAATTTAGCAACATCTAAATTATTACCTGGAAAAGATGCTCCTAATAAGATTAATCGCTCTGAAGAATTAGCTGATTCAATTGAGAGTTGGGTAAAAAAACACGCTAAAATAGATTTATCTTTACCAACAAAAGCTCGTGGAGAATTAAGACAGTGGATGGCTCGTCAAATATGGGACCAACAAGTATATTACTTTGGAATGCGTAATGGCGGAAGAACCATATATGAACTATTAACTCCACAAGAGATATTAGATGGAGATAAAGGAGCTTCTA